TGATGAGGTTGGTGTTGCTAAAATCATAGCTTCTTATGCTGATGATTTACCAGCTGCTGATGTCAAAGGTGAGAGATTCACAAGTCAAATACGGGGCATAGGAACAAATTATCATTATGATTTAAATGAAATTCGCAAAGGTGCAAAAACTGGAAAACCTTTAAAACAGGCAAAAGCTAATGCAGCAAAACGTGCAAATGATCAAGAGGTTAATAGAATAGCTTGGTATGGAGATTCTGATTATAACCTTGTAGGTTTTCTTTATCATCCAAATATTACAACAGAAGTTGTTCAGGTTGGTGAATCATCAGGAAAAAGTTTATGGGCTGAGAAATTACCACTTGAGATTTTAGATGATATGAATGATGCTGTTACTGACACTGTTGAATTGACAAGTGGTGTAGAAGCTCCTGACACACTGTTGCTTCCTATAAAACAGTACTCATTGATTCAAAAAACAAAACTTGATACAGGTTCTGACACTACAATCCTACAATTTTTTCTTGCAAACAATCCAAGTATAACTCAAGTTGATTGGGTTAATGAATTGAAAGATGTAACACCTGCACCAACGGGTGCGGCTGGTCCAGTTGATTGTATGGTAACTTACTCCAAAAATATAGATAAACTTTCTTTGGAAATACCACAATTTTTTGAACAATTGCCTGTACAACCAAAGAATTTAGCTTTTAAAATTCCTTGTCATAGCAGATGTGGTGGAATGATTGTTCCTTATCCATTATCAGTAAGAATTGTGGAAGGAATATAAAAAAAAACAAAAAAACATTAGAAATATTTTAGAGGGCTTAAAAGTAAATCTTATAATAACATTCTTTAAAAATTAACGAAGGAATAAAAAAATGGTTGTTTTTAATAAGGGTAAAAAAATCCTTGTCATTGGTAAAGTAAATATTTTTCCAAAAATGAACACTTTTAATTCTGTAGACACAGAAAAATTAAAAAAATTCAAAGATGCTATATTATCTATACCCAATCTTGAGGTAATGGATGATAGCTTAGAGGATGCAGAGGAGAGTATTGTTTCTCTTACTGATGTAAGCATTCGTGCAGCTATTAAAATCATTAAAGAAACTGTAAATGTAGAAGCTTTGGAAACTTTCTTTGATCATGAAGAAAAAACTAAAAAACGTGAAAAAGTTTTAGCTGCTATCCAAAAACAATTAGATCTAATATAAAGGTATAATAATGGCTATCACTACTATAATAGAAGCTATCCGTGTTGTAGGACCTCAATTCATTTCAAATCCTATGTTAGATGATTATATTGAAATAGCAAAGTTAAACACTTCTACTCAGTGTTTTGGTGCTGTTACTGGTGTGAAATATATGTATGCTGTTGCTTTACGTGTGTGTCATATGTTAGCGTTAGATGTCAGGAATGGAGGTCTTAATGATGGTAATGATAGTGGTGATAGCAATCCTGGTATGATTAGATCTGAAAAAGAAGGTCAGCTTGAAAAAACATATACACAATCAAACAATGATAGCAACTTTGGATATTTGAATTTAACCACTTATGGTAAACAATTAATTGAATTGATAAAAGGAAATTGTGTGTTACCAATAACAAGGTTAGTATGTTAAGAACATTAGTAAAAACCAGTAGAAAATTAAATGTCAGGGATATTGCATGGGCACATGTAATTAATGAACTTAATTTACTCGATAATAGCTATGTAAAAGTGGGTTTCCCTGAAAAAGGAACTTTAAAACCAGGAGGTAAAAAAGGTAGTGAGCATGTACCTATGAATACGATGTCTGAAATAATAGCTGTGGCATCATGGCAAGAGTTTGGTACTAAAATAATTCCTGAAAGACCTTTTATGAGACAAGCTTTTGATAATAATAAAGTAGCATTGAACGAATTAAAATTTAAGCTTTACAAAAGAGTAGTGCAAGGTACTATTGATGCAAGAATGGCTTTAGGCTTATTGGGTACATGGATGGTAGCAGCAACAAAAAGAGAAATAAGAAATGGGAATTTTCAAGAATTATCTGAATACACAATAGCAAAAAAGAAATCTGAAAAACCATTAATTGATATAGCGCAAATGATAAATTCAATACAATTTGAAATTGTGATAAGGAAATTTTAAAAAATGAGCCTTAGAAATAATGTTTTAAAAGTGTATAGAAATAAAGGTGGTACATTTGTTGATGGTTATTGGGATGCTGGAAAAGAGTATGTTTTACAAATGCGTTGTAGTATACAACCATTTGATCCAAAAGAAATATCTTTTATACCAGAAAATAGAAGAACCAGTGATAGAGTCAATATATTCACTGATGCTAAATTATTTGTTTCTTCTGATGAACAGCCTGATCAAGTAGAGCATGATGGTGGTAGATGGGAAGTTTTTAAATGTTTTTCCTGGCAAAATAAAGTTATAGATCATTATAGATACATATTAATAAGATTAGAAAATAAATGATTAGTCAAACAACAATTCAAAACACTATAAGAACCTGGACTTCATTAATATTTCCAGATACCAAGGTTGTTTTTAGGGAGGCAACTACCCCCAGTGGTTGTCGTCCTTCTTTACCTTACATAGGTATAAAATTTATGGGAATAACATCAATAGGTCAAAATTATCAATCTCAACCAAACATTGATGAAGAATCATACATCACTGGTGTAAGAGAATTTGTAATTAGTTTTCAATATTATGGTCCCAATGCAAAAACAGAGCTTGAATTGATGACTATATTAAATAAAAAAGATGAAAATATTCAATACTTACTTGACAACGGCGGTATATCATACATTCAAGATTTAGGAATAATTGATATTTCAACATTAAGAGATACTGTTTATGAACAAAGAGCTAATATGGATATTACATTTAGAATCGGTTCACAGATTGTTGTTGATGCTCCTATAGTTGAAACTGTTGAAATAAAAGGCGAAATTAAAGATTATGATGATTCTGTATTGAAGTCAATAGATGAAATAATTTAATAATAAATTTGGAGGTTTACAAATGAGTGAAATTAATCAGATTGTAACTGTAAATATTACACGCCAAACTCAGGCGGTCGCACAAGCTTCTTTTGGTATAATTAATATTGTTGGTCCTAATTCAACAACCGGAAACAGATTAGATTTTTATACTTCTGCTGCTGACGTTGCTGCAAATGTTACAGGTGGGACTGCTGCTTTAGAATATTTGGCAGCATCAATAATATTTTCTCAAAATCCCACAGTCCAAAAAATAGCCATAAGTAAAAAAGAAGTTGGTGATGCAGATTACACTGCTGCTTTGGATGCAATTAAATTAATTGATGATACTTGGTATGGTTTGATATTAGCGTCAAGAGTTGTAGCTGAACAACAAGATGTTGCTGACTGGGCGCAAGCTAATAAAAAAGTTGCTTGTTTTGCAAGTTCTGGAGCAGATATTGGTGGTGGTGTTATTGATTATAAAGATCAAGCAGATGGTGTTGATACAACATCTATTGGTTATTACCTAAAAAATAATGCATTATCAAAGTCAGCTGGTATTTATAGTGCTACTGCTGCTACTAAATTTGTTGATGCTGGTTTATTAGGGGTTATACTCCCTAAAACACCAGGAACTTATACAGCAGCTTTTAAAACAATTGCTGGTGCATCTGCTGACACATTAACACCAACCCAATCTACTAATATTCAAGCTAAATATTCAAGTACATACACTGAGGTAGGTGGTAAGAATCTTTTATTGTTTTCTAAAGTTGGGGATGGTGATTATTTAGATACTGTTATTTTTGTTGATTGGCTTGAATCAAGAATTGCAGAAAATGTTTTTGGTTTACTTGCAAGAGAGGATAAAGTTCCTTTTTTTGATAAAGGTGTATCACAGGTTCAAAGTGAAGTTAATCAAATATTATCAGTAGCCCAAACAAATAAAGCTTTGACACCCAATGCTTTTGATCCTGATACCGGAGCACAAACAGGTGGTTATGTAATAAATGTTCCACAAGCTTCCAGCATTCCAACAAATGACAAAGCATCAAGATTTTTGTCAGGAATAACTTTCACAGCATGGTATAGTGGCGCGGTACATACTGTTCAAATTAACGGTGTTGTTACTCTGTAATTAATAATTATTTGTAAATAAATAAATAAGGAGAAAAAACTATGGCTTTATCAACATATGACTCATCAAAAATAGATACTATTATTGGTGGTGCTATAATGGAAGGCTTTGCAGATGGTACTTTTGTTACTATCTCAAGAGATGAAGACTCATACACTAAAGTTACCGGTGCAGATGGTAGAACTTCCAGATCAAAAAGTTCAAATAAAGCAGGTAGATTAACAATCATTCTCCAGCAAACAAGCCCCTCAAATGATATATTATCAGCTTTTGTTGCTGAGGATGAAGTTACTTCAAATGCAATAAAATCTATATTACTCCGTGATAGTTTAGGAACTACGGTTGTTGCTTCTGGGGCAGGCTGGGTTGTAAAGCCTGCTGATGTTGAATTTAGTAAAGAAATATCTAACAGAGAATGGATGCTTGATTGTGCTGATTTAGCAGTGTTTGTGGGAGGTAACCCAACTTTTAATGGTTAAAAATATGTGTTGAGAGGAAAACCACTATAAAACCTCTATACTAAACAATGAAAAATAACGAAGGGATGCTTTACAATGGGATATAAAACAAGAACAGAGATTTACAAAGATAGTGATGATAATGATATAAATGTTGCTGTTATGACATTTGGTGCCCGCACTGGAATAAAAATCCAAACTAAAATTTTACGTGTTATAGGTAAATTTGGTATTGGATTTTTTTCTATGGTAGGATCAAAAGAAAAAGTATCTGAATTAAATGATAATAAAGATGTTAAAAGTATGTTAGATACTGACATTGATTTTTCAAACGTTGATGTTGGTAAAATAGCTGAGTTATTAATGTCTGAATTAGGGGAAGATGATGTTTTAGGTTTAATCATGCGTTTAGTTCAAACTACAAAAATAAATGGTAAACCAATGAAAAATGCAGATATGTTTGATGATACATTTGCTGGTGAATATAGTTTACTTTTTGAGGTTTTAAAACTTATTCTGGAGGTTAATTTTAAAAGTTTTTTAGCCAACGGAACTATTGGAAAAATCCTTTCATCGGTTCAGGGAAAAGTATCAATGGTTCAAAATCATCAAAATTAAAACTAATAATAAATAATGTAGATAAAGATTTATTATCGGAGTGGCCTTTTTGGAGACTTGTTTTGATTGATAAAGTAGCAACATTGGAAGAGATAGAAAAGCATTGGGATATGGATGATTTAGTTAGGGCAAATGCTATTCTTGATATAAAAGAGCAATGCGAATCAATAATGATGGAAAATGATGATAAGGGATAGGAAAATGTCAGCAATAATACAAAGTGTAGGTGTTACATTAATAACTGTTGCTGTAACTGCTTTGTTAACTTTTTTTATCACTACTATATCAACAAAAGGTGCTATAGAAAAAAAAGCTAAAGAAGTAGTTAAACAGCATGTTTTAATTAATCATCAAGATACTGTGTCAATGAAAGACTATATAC